AAATACCGGAAATTATAGGAGATAAAGGTGGAACCGAAGGCGTAGCTGGAGCCGGCACAACAGACTCACAAAACACCGCAAGATTGATTGCAGCCGCGGCAGCCGCTAGTGCCAGCATGAGCGACATAAATGCTCGGACAATGGCTATTCGGGCAAGAGAGCGCGGAGATGTGCCAGCAACTGTCGTCATCAATGTCAATGCGCCATCAGTCATTGATGAGGAAGCTTTTAGCCGCGCAACAGCGAATGCTCTTAACAACTCGACTTTTAGAGGCACAAATGGTGCAAGCAATTTGGTTTATTTATGACAATTTTTAATCCAATTTGGCGCGTTAAAATTGCAGGTATTCAATACACAAATTATGTGTTGGCCAACCTTTCAACCACATCAGGTCGCACAAACATTTATGAACAAGCCAATGCCGGATATGTCAGCCTAGAGCTAATCAATTTGGATCAATCCAACATTGACATTGAAATTAATGATTCTGTAACTATTGAATTGCAAGATTCGACAGCTACATTTGTTTCAATTTTTGGTGGCACAGTCGTTGATTTAGGCATCAGCATAGCTGCATCAGGTGTGGTCGGCATCAATCAATCTGTTAGAATTACAGCTGTGGGAGCTTTGGCCAGATTGCCAAAAGCCTTAACCGATGGCGTATTAACACAGGATTTCGATGGGGATCAGATTCTGACCATTCTCACCGATTTGTTGGTCAATTCATGGAATGAAGTGCCAGCAGCTTTGACATGGGCTACCTATGATCCAACAACCCAATGGCAGGATGCAGAAAATACAGGCTTAGGCGAAATTGACACACCCGGCAGCTATGAATTGGCAGCTAGATCATCATCAACAATTGATGTTTATTCATTGGTATCAGCTTTGGCAACATCGGGATTGGGCTACATTTACGAAGATGCTCAAGGCCGCATCTCCTATGCATCGGCAGATCATCGCTCGATTTATTTGGCCACAAACGGCTACACCGATGTGTCAGCAGCTCAGGCATTAGCTAATTCATTATTTGTGCAAACTAGAGCTGGTGACATACGCAATGAAATCGTTTTAAAATATGGCACAAATTCAAATTCTGAGGTCACAGATACCGATGCCACATCGGTTGGCTTATATGGCCGGCTTGCTCAAATCATCACAACAACAGTCAAGCATCAAAATGATGCTGAGGATCAGGCAGCGTTTTATTTGACTCTCAGAGCCTATCCACAGGCCAATTTCAATCAAATCACTTTTGATCTGACAAATTCTGAAATTGATGATGCTGACCGCGATGCCTTGATTAACATTTTCATGGGCTTGCCATTGCGTGTTACGAATTTGCCACTCAATATGGCCTCCGGCACATATCTTGGATTTGTCGAAGGCTGGTCATGGCGTGCCTCCTATAATTCGGTATCAGTAACCGCTTTACTTTCACCATTGGCATTTTCATTGCAAGCCATGCAATGGCAGGATGTCGCAATTGCAGAGCAATGGAACACAATTAGCGGAAGCCTAAATTGGGCTGATGCGTTAGTCGTAGCGTAAGGAGAAAACATGAGTAATCCAACAACCCCATTCAGCTGGCAAATGCCTACGGCCACAGATTTGGTCACGGATTTGCCGGCAGATTTCGAGGTATTTGGTCAAGCTGTTGCCACATCAATGGCCGATTTACTAGGTGGTACATCAGGCCAAATTCTCGCAAAAAACTCAAACACCGACATGGATTTTGTGTGGATTGCTAATGATCAAGGTGACATTACCGGCATCACAGCGACATCCCCATTAACTGGCGGTGGATCATCCGGAGCTGTAACTGTGGGAATCCAAGATGGCACAACAGCACAAAAAGGTGCCGTGCAGCTTGAAAATTCCACATCAAGCACATCAACAACAACAGCAGCCGTTCCAGCATCAGTGAAAACATCTTATGATCTTGCAGCTGCTGCAATTCCAAAATCTACTGTGACAACAAATGGCGATATTATTTACGCAACAGGATCGGCAGCAGTAACTAGGCTTGGTATTGGTTCAGCTGGTCAGGTTTTAACTGTTGCATCGGGTGTCCCATCATGGGCAGCTGCTGGTGGAGCATCCGGCCCAACATTTAGAGCAACAAGAATCACAACCGATTACACAATTCCATCAGCAAATACTTTTACAAAAATGCCTTTTAATGGTGAAGATTGGGATACTGGTGGCTGTTATGACAGCACAACTAATTTCCGATTCACTCCAACAACGGCTGGATATTATGAAATTAATGGAAATTGTAATTTACTCGTTGATGCCCCAGTAGGCAGAATAATTTATTCGGTGTATCGAAACGGATCTGCTTGGGCGCGTTTTTATGACGGATTGCCACCCGCATCAAGTTTCAACATAACATCTTCAGTCCAAATGTATTTTAATGGTTCAACAGATTACGCAGAAATGTACATTTGGACTGCTTCATCAACAACAAGAACAATGCCACTTACTGTCTCGTATCTTGGCAACACTTTCGATGGCGTATGGATTAGGAGCTAATTATGACACTTTATAGCGATTTAGTAGCAACACTCCCAGAATTAGAAGGATCAGATGCTTTTGCAGATGGCACAATTATTCTCCAAAATGATTCAGATGGTGCTGGTGATTACATTGCTAAATGGGATTATGCAAAGCCATTGCCCAAAGGTTTTAAAATCGGAAAATGACATTTCCACAAGGCACATTGCCTCGTTTGATTCAGGTCGCGCTCGCTGAGGTAGGCGTAGCCGAGACTGGTGAAAACGAGACAAAATATGGCAAACACATGAAAGCCGACAAGCTGCCATGGTGTGGGTCATTTCTCAATTGGTGCGCAGATCAAGCTGGTGTGGATGTGCCCAATGTGGTAAGCACGCGAGCTGGAGCTGATGCTTTTAAAAAAATGAGAAAATGGCATGAGACACCAAAGATTGGGGATTTTGTTTTCTTTGATTTTATTATCGATGACAAGGTGACAATCAATCACATTGGTTTAGTAATCCGGGCATCGGAGAAACAGATTGTGACTATCGAAGGCAACACATCAGGCGGTGGGGATCAGCGCAATGGTGGCGAGGTTATGGTGAAATCAAGAACTTTGGGAGCAAGGTCATTTGTTATCGGTTACGGCCGACCAACTTATGCCCCGTTTTCGGGTGATTTGCCCGACCGACCAAAAGGAGAAAAATAATGGATAAAGCAAAAGCAATTGCGGCTTCATGGGGTCGCTCATACATCGCAGCTGCATTGGCCGTCTATATGGCTGGTGGAGATTTAAAGCAAATAGCAATGGGCGGCGTGGCAGCTGTTGTGCCAGTTATTTTGCGCTGGCTCAATCCAGCTGACAAAGCATTTGGATCAACTGGAAAGTGATTTTAAAGCTACGCGCGGCAGGTTTAGCTTTAAGCTTATCGCTAAGCCTTGCCGGGTGTGGTTATGATGGATGGGTCAGGTATCCATGTCAAGAATTTGAGAATTGGAAAAACCCGGAATGTCAAAAACCACAATGCCAAGTAACCGGCACCTGCACCGAGGATGTGATTGGTGATGGCTTCAAAAAATAAAGAGCGATTAAGCCAAGAGGATATTAAAGCACGGCTTATGTTTCTTATTGGCTCGGTTTTGGCCATTGTCTTTCTAATTGTAACTTTAGGCATCACCTACGCATTAATTTTTGTGACTCAGCCAATTGGTAATCAATCTCCCAATGATGCAGCCTTTATCGATTTGCTAAAAACTTTGGCAATCTTTCTCACCGGTTCATTGGGTGGTGTGTTGGCATCAAATGGCCTCAAAGACAAACCAAAATCAGAATATGAAAAAACTATTCAACGGCGTTTGAATGGTAACGACACGCCATGATTTGAGCGTGATTCTTGAATTTGTCGGCTATGCCTGTCACTCTGTATTTGGGAGCTGAGACACGGCTCCCAGAAACGGGAGCAAAAAAATGACATCAGGTGAAATCGGTGTTTTTATATTCATGGTGCTGGCATGCATTTTATGGGCCATTTGCAGCTATGCGGTTGGATACAAAGAAGGCCACAAAGACGGCTATCAGCGAGGCAAGGCCGTAGGCCGCCATGCATCAGGTCAGGCGGTGCGCTAATGGCGTTCATGGATAACTACGAAGGTAACAAGGAGCGCACAGATCGCTGGATTGCCACATACCCGCAAGGCCGGCTTGAAACGCACATCATTGAATTTAATGCTGAAAAAGGTTATGTGCTGGTACAAGCTAAAGCATGGCGCAATCAGACCGAGATTGATCCTGCCGGCATTGATTATGCACATGGGTTTCTTGCAGCTTACAGCGACAAAATGAGGCGTTGGATGGTTGAAGATACCTGCACCTCAGCTTTGATGCGCGTGATGGCTTTGGTCATGGGTGGCACGGAGAAGGCCACAAAGGAGGTCATGGCATCGGTCAAGACTGAAACACCAGCTGCTGACCATGATTACTGGACAACCAAATTTGGCGAGGTGCCAAGCTATAAAACCAGAGAAGAAGCTGAAGCAGCTGACGAAAATGGATGGGCGGTCAATGGCGTGCCAATGTGCTCGCATGGATCAATGCGATGGAATCAAAGCAAACCCGATGCACCCAAAGCTTGGGCCGGATATTTTTGCAGCGAGAAAGCCAAAGAAAAGCAATGCAAACCTAGTTGGTATGTGCTGACCAGCGATGGCACTTTTAAGCCACAGGTGTAATCATGGCTGACTTTATAGAGATTATTAACCCACGCACCATGACATGCAAGCTAATGCTTGAAGGCAAAATCGTTGCTGAATACAAAGTGGAGCAATGCGATAAATGCTCAAGGTTGGTCAAGTTTGACAATTTTGGCTACCAAGTAGGTTATGACCGCACCGAGAAAATTATTTGGTTTTGTGGAGATTGCCGATGATAGATCGCATTGAGGAGGTGCAATGCATGATTGCCGCCATATCACATTGCCATGACAGGTCAGCTGACCACAGCTCACGCATTGTTAAAAACCTTTCATGGTTTGAATATGTTGCACAAATGGGCGAGTCAATGCTTGCTGAGATGGTTGTGGCCAAGCGGCTTGGTTATGAATATCAACCTGGCATTACATGGGATAAATCAAAGGCTGATGTGGGAGAACACATTGAGGTTAAATGGTCAGCCAATCCCAACAGCAATTTGTGGATTCAAGAAAGCGACCGCGAGGATCGTGACATTGCCGTGCTAGTAACAGGCAACGCACCTAAGATGCACATCGTAGGCTGGATGCCGGTAGCTGTTGCCAAGAAGCCGCGATACAAAAACACCAGCCAAAATAATTGGACTGTGCCACAGGTTAATCTGCAACCCATTGAAACATTGATAAGGAGCAATTATGCACATCCTGCAATTTGATTGCGCAATATGCAAGAAGCTTTATGGAAAGCCTAAGCAACGCTTTGGCCTTAAAAAAGGTGCTGAATTAACAGAGCATGAATGGTTTGCACAATGCATGGGATGTGGCACATTTGGCATCAAGATTGTGGATGATGCTCGGATCGCTGAATTAAGCCAATGAAAAGTTATCCACAGCATTTATGCACAGGTGTGTGAAACCTGTGGGACTCGCTCAAGATTACGCTCATTGCTTGACAGCATCGCTACCATCAACACGAGTTAGCGAGCCGGTAAGCCGGATAGCTCGCAAGCGATGTTTTGTGGTTTGGGGGGTGCTGTGTGTAATTGGCATTACACCGGCTAATGCAACAGAAGCTGTAAAACAAAACACATCAATTGATTCATTGAAGCTTTATGCACATTCACGGATTATTAACTATAAAGAGTTTCAATGCTTTAATACATTGATAACTAAGGAAAGCAATTGGAGAGTAGAAGCTATCAATCCCAATGGCAATCACTTTGGCTTAGGCCAAATGCGTAATACCAAGTATCGCAACCTTGATGGCTATCGCATGATTGACTGGTCATTGCGCTACATAGCCCACAGATATTCTGGATCAAGCTGCAAGGCATTTGCCCATTGGCAGAAGCATGGGTGGCATTGATGTCTAGCGGTTGGAAAGGTGGCAGCTCACGGCAATGGCGTAAGATTAGAGAGCTAGTGTTAAAGCGTGATGGTTGTTGCCAGCAATGCGCCCAGAGTGAAGGCCCCATGCACATAGATCATGTGATTCCAAAGCGTTTAGGTGGAGGCGATGAATTGTGGAATTTAAGGCAGTTGTGCCAAAACTGCAATTTAGCCAAAGGAGGCCGTTTTTTTGATACGGAAGGAACAC